GCTTGCGTGCCACGGTCTCTCCAACACATTAGATTTCATCCTCCATAATTGATTTAATATATTCAATGACACTGGCTTGACCAGATCTGTACATAATTGATTCAATACTTTCTTTAGGGTGTACTGGTTGCCAACCATAAAGTTGGTCTAACTTCTCGATAAGTGTATCTAACCTATCGTTATGTAACCTAAGAGTATTGAGGGAGATTTGTGTTTGCATGTTCAAAGAAAGCTGGCATACGTGCTCGCTGTGTCTCAGAAAACTCTGGGGCTTTCCCTTCATACATTAAGCGATCACTGGCATCCAGCCAAAATTTTCTGTCCAAATATTTATCGTAGGTATTTTTACCTAGGGGTTGGAATACCCAATTAATGGTGGCCTTCCTAAGTTTATCCAGAGATTTACTCCAAGATAAGCCCATATCGAGACATACAAGGCTATTGCAGGCCACGTGTATTTGTTCGTCTCTGGAAATATCAGCTGATACCGTTCTGAGACCAGCATCGCCACAAAAACGAAAGAAAGGAAGTAAAACAAAGAATATAGCACGTTCAGCTACTAATGCTTTTAAAATAGTGTGATCTGGGTGTTCTTCCCATGCTGTTCTTAATCGGAATGCTTCGGCCTCAGCCTCAACGTTAACCCCAATTGAATTAGCAATATACCCAAGAGCAAGGTCATGGTTCTCTTCATCTTTAACGTTTGATTCTAGCAATACTCGTGCAGAGTCGGGAACATCTTTTCCAAGTGCCTCTGTAACCCATGAGCCAACTGGTAACTCCATGTGGCGTATTGCAAGGGCACGGTAGATGGTCTCTTCAGCACCCTCCTTGAGTTTGCCAGCTGTAGTTTGTACGGGAGTCCACTTTCGCTTCCTCCCAAGTAATTTTTCATACGGATCTTTTTTCATCATTCTTGGCAATCGCAGGTTATTCCTTCTTCTTCTGGTTTAGAAGAGAGGATCTCTTGCAAGTAACCGTCAACGTCATCTTGATTTAATGCTGCATACGCATCTGTCTTATCTTGTACGTCTGACATCACTTGCAGACTATAATATAAGGAGGTTTGGGGTGATAATAACCACTCTTCCACGAAGTTCCTGTCATATGTAACGACATCACTCCAGCTATTAAATGAATAGCCGTGAAGAAGTCCTGTGCCATCTAACATTATCATTATTTCATCTGCTACTTTCTTATAATCTTTCCATCCTACCTTACTTGCAATCTCTACATTACCATAATCATAGTGTTCTACTCCAAAAGTACCACTGTCGCGATCTACTGACTGTGAAATTGGAGGTGCTATTTCTGGTGTACAGGTGTTACCTTCTAAATCCTTACTACGATAACTACAACTAGCAGTTGGTGCTATAGCAAAGGCTCTTACCATATTATGTTGACGAGCTATATTAGCTGCAGTTTCAACCCCTAATTTTAGAGACCAGGCTACTGCACCAGCTTTACCTTCTGCAGATTGACCAGCATTGACTTTAGCTAATGTTTCACCAAAGGTTTTATATGATATGTTATATGTTTTTAATAGGTTAGCTAAACCTAGCATTCCTAAACCGACCTGTCTGTCGGTATCACTTGGCAAATATTCTCCAGTTGCTCCAACACCTGTCCTACCATGGAGCTCGCACAGTTCGGACATACCTTTAGCGAAAGCCTCTTTGATGTCGGGTATTTGACAGGCGCCGAGATTGACATGCTGTAACAAGCATGTTCCTCGTGAGGGCAGGTAAACTTCAAGACAGACGTTACCGTAGACTCGTTTTCCATTTTCATACTTTATTTTGTTGAGCCAGATGTCACCGGATTTGACCCCGAGAAGGATGGCGTCTTTAACTCTGGCATCTGTGGCATTCCAGAGTCCGGCATCGAGATCGACGCATCTTTTAATCCAGGGAGCTTCGGAACGGGAAAGCTGCACGAACTCAAGAATATCGGCGTGGTTAATATCAAGATGGGCAACAATTGCGCCATTCTTATAATGGCCGCCCCTTCTAAGTGTTTCATTTAATACTGAATAAATTTTTGCAAATGAGACTGGTCCACTAGCTGTTAAGCCTTTCCCATTCTCGTGTCCTTTAGGACGTAAATTAGATAGATGTATAGCACACCCTGCCCCATGTCTCAATGCATGTGACGCAAATCTCCAGCTAGCCTCAATGCCCTCAGGACCCTCCATGGAATCCTCAACGACAAATACTGTACAGCTCACTGGAAGTCTTGATTCTGGGTTATCCAACCATTGTTGGACCCGACCAGTGCGGGAGATAAGTTCAGGCATTAGGTTAAATCTGTTAAATTAGGTGGTTTATAATTTGGTCCTTTAAGAACCTTTCCGTCTTCTCGGTATATTGGTTTACCGTCCTCTCCGAGCTTGGACATATTACTTTCGTGTACTCTATTCAAAGCTTCATCTAAAAACCATCCCATATTTTCAGCATATTGATAGCATACATAAACTAGATCAGCTAATTCTTTTAATGCATCTTCTTGTTGATTTTTTCCATGTCTAAAAAGAAAACCTTCAGCCTCTAAAAATTCTTTAAATTCCTCGACGATCAGATTCTTCTGATAAGATCGCTTGTCTTTCGTCGGGGATGATTTCAGGTTGTAACGGGATCGGAATTCCTTCGCCTGATCGGATAAGAATGTTTTCTTCATGGTGGAGTTCGTTTTCTAAATAATGGATAGCTTTTTCTAAGTCTTGTATTTTACTATCCTTATAGCCTGCTCTGCAGATATATTTGATAGCATTACCTAAATGGAAATTTAATCCTTGGTCTCTAATAAAATCCCAAACATCGTAAGATCCTCTTTGGTAATAGGGCGGTCCTTTGGCCATTTGTTTACTAAATTGGTTAATGAATTACATAGTACAAAATTTTGTTTCTGTAAAGCAAGGAAAACAGTGATAATATCTTTTAATTGAGCTTTACCACTATTCAATGATAGTTCCAGTTGCCTCATCTTTAGATCTTGTGCTACTGTCAACTCTGTAATCGGGGGAGGGAGTCCAGAGGGTAGGTTTTTGTTGTTCAAAGTCATAGTCATCAGCAGTTAAAATACGAGCTAATCTAGCATTAACTAAAGCATCCTCTTCAGTTAAATCTTTATCAGTAAAAGCTTTAAGTACAGTTTCCCAACTATAACCATGCTCTTCAAACAAAGCTACTGCACGTTTAATACCAATACCTGGTACACCTGCATAACCATCTGTTTGATCCCCTGCCAGAGTTTGTATAAGATGCCATTTAGCACCTTCTTCTTTACTGACTGTGAATACTTCATCTAAGTTATATAATTTCCCAGGTATCTGTTTCATGTCTTTATCAGGAGACACAATACAATTGCCAGGAAATTTTGTACTATAAATACCCATCGCATCATCCGCTTCAAGAGTAGGTTTAATAATAACCTTATACTCTTTTTTTAAAGCTTCAATTACACGCTTGTATCCACAAGGTTTCTTACGATTACGATGACCTTTATAAGATTCTAATATTTTTTTTCTAAAATTTATACTATCAGAAAAGAACAGTATTACAGTAGAGAATGTCCCAAACTTGTTTTTAATTTTGGTAAGTTCTCTGGATGTGGCAGAATATGCATCGCTAAAGTTGCTGGTAACAAGAATAACATCATTACCAAAGTCAACTTCAGTTTCAACTGCTGCACACGATTTGTAGACGATAAAGTCTGCATCTATCAATAATTTCATACATTAGTGTGTGTCGGCCCAGGTGGAGCCATGCTTCGCTTCTGCTTCTACGGGTATTCGCATATTGTAATACTCGCCTGTTTCAAGAGCGGAGAGAACAAGAATAGATTTGAGATCATTAACATGTTCTGGCTTTGATTCAAACTGCAACTCGTCATGAATAAAAGCGAGCTGGTGGCAGTGTAAATCCATTTTTTTGATATGGTCATGGGTGAGAACCATCCAACGTTTTGCTACGATTGCAGCCGACCCTTGCAAAAGATAGTTTAAACTTTTATGTTTTTTATCAACTAATATCTTACGCTTATCTAATCCTAAGACATACCCCCTCTCACTAGCTTTGTGTACGCCTTCCAATAATTCTTTAAGGCCTGGGATAGCGTTAACATAAGCGTCCCTAATCTCCTTTCCTTTCTTCTTGGCTTTCGCCTCAGATAACTGTTTGTCATAGGAATATCCAAGTTTGGCATCGCCCGCCCCATAAAGAAAGGCGTACGAAATTGTTTTTATTTGTTTACGAGTGACTCCAATTTTGTCAGCGTTTTCTTGGTGTATGTCCCCTTCGAGAAGCACTTTAGCGTATCTCCCGCCATCAAATCTGCCGAGATAATGAGCAAGCATACGTAACTCAATACCGCTAAGGTCAGCAGCAGCCAATTGTAAACCTGGAGTAGCAGTAAATAAACGTCTAAATCTTTCATCACTTGGCACCTGCCCGAGATTTGGAGATCGGTGGGCTGCTCTAAAAGTTTGAGTAGCTACCGAACAGTGGTGGTGAATTCTACTAGACGTCGTAACAAGCTTCTGCCATGCGTTCACGCCTTCGGATATCATCCCAAGCTTTTTCGTCAGATCCAGTAGTGTCAAGAACTGAAGAGCTATATCCGTCCCAATATCTTTCAATACGGTCTCGTCTATAACCGCCTTCCCTGAGTTCGTTATTGATGACGGAATCCAACCATAATGTGTTTGTAAGATCCATGATATATGATCCCTAGAAGTAGGGTTTAATTCTTTCAGTCTNGTACTTGAAGCGCCAGCGACATAGCCTCTGGTCCGATTATCTCGCTTAGGAGTAAATAATGGTCCCGCAACGAAAGGGTGCCTGTCTCGAAGTAACTTAGTAGTTTCTTCATATTCTTTTCGGAGAGTTGATTCAAGTTGCCGTGCAGCTTGTTCATCAAAATACCATCCATGGATTTCTTGTTGTGTAAGTATGTGTGCTACCTGATGTTCTAACGAGACCCATTCAGGTAGGGGAGGAAATGTTTGCATAGTTTGGTGGTAACAGCAACATCTTGTTCGCANTANTCTTGCATCTCTTGNNNCCATTNTTNCCANTCNGNANTCTTNNCAAAGTTACCTTTGTATTCATTCAGTCTGTAACCNTATGATTCAAGNGAGTGCCTACCATATAATTGTAAGGGCATNTGNTTCCANGCNTNTNNTCTTATCTATATCGAGTAAATTCGGATGATATAAGCGAGATAACAAAAGAGTATCAACAATGGTAGCATTAGTATTAAACCAAGGGTATAACTTACGTATAACAGGTAAGTCAAAGTTGATAATATTGTGACCAACAAGAACGTCAGCCGTTTCGAGCCAGCTGATACCGGACGTGATAGAGTAGTTACTACCCATTGGTAATTCTTTTTGAGGCTCGGTATATTTTTCATCGTTAAATGTTTCTTTTCTGTCATCTTCGATCCAGTGTAACGATAAGCAGTGTATTCGTGTAACATTATCTCTTAGTCCGTTTGTTTCCAGATCGAATACTATTGTTCCCACTCCATTGGTAGGTTTTATCAATAAATTTTGCTCTTTCAACAGCTTGCGGGGTTGGTGGGTTAGGTTTATTCAATTTTAAACTATCCTCTTTTTCTAAATGTAAATACCATGGGTGTTCATAAGCATTAAAAGTCGCTGGCCGGATTAAATTTGGGTTCAGATGCTTTCTCAGTTTCATGTTCGGTAAATCGACAAGTGTTTAAATCATATTCTAACGTAGAGCACGGCCCTGTTTCGCCAGAATAACGATTTTTAAGGATTCTAATAGTCGTAGGACTTCGTTTATCTTCGGATTGCTGGTCTCGTTCCAAAGCGATGACTGAATCGCTGAGTTGAGCGATCGAGTGAGACCCTCGTAGCTGTCCGAGGGACACTCTACCTCCTTCTTCGTGCGAATGATTGTCATTATTTGATCTGCGTAAATGTGATACAAGAAATAAAGCTATGCCTGTACGTTCTACTAATGACCTTAATTTTGTCATAGTAACGTCCAGCATTCGCCGTTCATCTCCTTCTAATCCACTTAAAAGGATTGAAAGATGATCGAGGAATATGACCTTGCAATCCAACCCAGTAGCGAGGTACTCAATTCGATTATATATGACCTCTGGATCAAAACTTCCAAAGCCATCAAACAAATAGAGATGCCAATTGCTAATCGAACGCTCAAAGGCATCCCTGAGTTCATCGGTGTCATGTTCTCCAAGATGTAAATTTTTTCCAACAGCTGTGGACATTAATCCAAGTGCTGTTCGTTGATTGCTTGCTTCAAGCTCCAAGATCCCAACCCGTTCCCCCTTTTGCAAGAGGTCAGCTGCAAGGTAACGCATGATTGAGGTCTTTCCGCTACCAGAGCCGCTAGTAAATGTTGTAAGTTCGCCATACCGGATCCCGTGTAACTTCTCGTTGAGACCTTTGAATGGGTATTCATGATCAAATTCTTTAGTNGGTGTAGTTACTAATTCTAAAAGCGTCTTCCCATCGACTATACCATCTGGTCTGTATGGTTTTGCATCCCAAATACCTTTCCTGATAGCTTCTGCATTCCCAGCTTGTAAAGCTTCTGAGGGGTCCTTATAACCTTCCAGACGGGCGATCTTGACTTTACCAGGTGGTAAGATACTTGCGGTGTCTTCAGCCGCCTTACGGCCAGGCTCGTCGCCATCAAAGAATAATATGATTTCTTCATAACCTTGTAGAAGAGGGATCTGTTTTTGGACGTCCTTTTTTGCAGATGCCGCTCCATGAGGTAAGGATACCATAGGCCATCCAGGCATTGCTTCATAACAGCTGGCAGCATCTAACTCACCTTCAGTAATAACAATCCTTCGACCAGTAGTAGGAAACCTATGCTGCCCAAATAAAGTGTCAGTGGAAATTCCTTCATATCTAAAATCTTTACTCTTTGTTTTTGTTTTAATCCCTTGTAATATGCCATCAGATGTATGATATGGAAACCTTAAGGTATTACCATCTCTATAAATTTGATAGAATTGATTGGTTTTCTCTGATAACTTACGTTTATGCAGCCGTTCGGCTGATCCAGTAAGTTGTACAGTCTTCGACATTCTTTGACTGTGAATAACATCATTACTGCCTGTTCTATTGTGACAGACAAAACAGTATGTATGCCCATCAGAGTAAAGAGAATTACCATCTGATGAGCCACATTGATCGCAAGGTGTATGCCTTACGAATTCGTTGGTTAGATTAACCATTCGAGGGGTATATTATGGAAAGACGTCCATGGTATGTCATGCTTCTCACACCACATCGCATAAGTCGTCTTACTTTTTTTTGAAATTGTATTGTACGGTGCTTGAAACACCATCCTTAAATCTAAGTCCGGGTTATCCTTCTTGACTGCTTTGATCTTACGACGATCGGTTGCATCCCAGTAACCTTTTGTTTCGAGGTGTACATGGTTAGGAAGAATAAAATCAGGACAATAGTGGTGCTGAATTGTATAAGATACTCGTTTAGATTCATATTCGAAAGAAACACCAAGCTCTTGGAGAAGGGTTGCTACCTTCTCTTCAAGCTTAGATCTAAATTTAGAAGTCTTCTTCTTCATTGGTGGAAGGTGTTACATTTGGATCACCAGTTTTGAAACCAGCTGTAGTACCAAATAGTTCAGCTACTGCATTAGCATCCAAATCTCCAGTGTCTACACCTGCCTCGCCTTTTACTGAGACAACCTGTACACCAACCAGCTTAAGAGAACTACCATAGGTAACTCCATCTCTAAGGATATAAGGCTTCTGATAGAAACCCAACTTAACAGTAGATCCGGCATATAATGGGGTTTTATCATCGGTTACGGGTACCCCCTCTGTGTCTACAACGGGTGGTCGTCTGTCCTCACTCCATGAGAACTTTAATTTATACTTTCCCTCAGAAACTTCTTCCCATGGCTCAGGCTTGAGCGTGGATCTCTTAGGGTTCTTGAGTTTAGATTCAGCCCACTTAAGGACATCAGCTCTCTCAGTTTCTAGCTTGTCAATAAGATCATTATCAACTATAGCCGATAAGGAATAGCCAAACTTACTAGGAGCTAGTATAGCTTGAAATCCTTCAAGTGTAACAGGTTTGTCAGTTGTGTGTATGGTACGTGCCATTAACAGAAAAAATAAGTGG